CATTCGCCACACTTGACACTACAGTGGCTTGTTTTCCAATTATCTTATTTAAAGCTTTTAGTTGTTCAATAGCATCCTCAATAGGAATACCATCTTTAGTGTCATAATACATTTCAAATGGCACGTCAACGTAAGTTTTATCCATATTCACCCCTCATACAAGCCCGAACCGTTATAATGACTGTGTCGGGTTCACAGCTTATTAATCTTTGGTGTTATTAATCTTTTGCCCAAGCTTTCCTTCTTTTACCAACTGCACTACTTGTTCATTCGTAAGCACAGGAATAAAGACCTTATCGCCAATATCTTTAGAAAGAATCTTTACTTCTTCAGCGGTTAGCACCAAAGCTTCACCATGTGTTGCAGCATCATTGATGCGAGCAATAATCTGGTTGATTGGTAGTTTTGAATTGTCCATAAGTCTTCCTGCGGTTAATGCGAATAAGGGTGTTCTTGTCTGTGCTGACTTGGTGGCACAATATCTGTAATAGCAGTAATACTTTCTACCTCATCCATTTCAAAGAAAAATCGCTCCCCACCATTCACAGAAAGCAAACTTAAAACCCCACCATTGATGCCGACAAATTCTTTAATTGTGCATCTTCCATCCTTCAAGCACACCTGAACAAACTCATTCGGCACAAGATCTGCATCAGGGTCGCATACAACATACCAGCCATTACGAATTGCTGGAAACATGGAGTCGCCAGTGCCTTTAATGCCATAAGCTCTTGGACCCGCTGTATGAGTTGGAACATAGCCATCACCCGCATTTCCGTCATACCCCATATCAGTGAAGTACCCATCCATCCCCATCTTTGAGTAAGCTTTGACGGGAACGTATCTTTTTTGAATAGGGAATGGTTTATCTGATGTTTGAACAAACTTAACAGCATCTTCACTATCTGGAATATTGTACTTCTGCTTAAAGGCTTCAATATCAAGAACATTTAATTGTGCACCACCACCATCCAGCTGTGTGGCAATCATTTTATTACTTTGTCCAGCTAGCCAATCTTTAGAAACTCCTAAAAACTCAGCCGCTTTAACTAAATTTGACCCCTCCAACTCTTGGGTTGGACCATTTACCCACAACCCAACATTAGCCCTGCTCACGCCTGCAAATCTAGCCAGCTCAGTATTTTTGAATCTTTTACCTGTCACAGATTCATAGTGCTTTATAGCTAAAGACATTCGCTCTTGAAGAGTACTCATAGTGTAAATCTCATGGCTATTGCCATAAACAAAATGTAAAGAAATCTTAACTTTTCGCTTGTAAAGCTTGCTAAACTTTTTTCGGTAAAGTAGACTTGACAAAGTAAAGTTGAAATTAGGAATAAATATGCGAATTGAGATGAAAACATCAGATGTTTTGGCTCGGTTCAATGCGCCAAAAATCGCAAAACTCTTAAAAATTAGCCGACAAGCAGTTTATCAGTGGGGCGAGTATGTGCCCGAAGCTGCTGCATTTAAGTTGCTTGAACAAGAACCATCATTGCCAGTTAAGAGGGTCTCATGAGTCTTGAGAAAAAATCCATCCATATTCGAATTGACCAAGACATGCATAGCCGCTTGGTGGTATTGGCTGAACTGGAGGGAAATGACATTGCTGCTCAAGGTAGCGTTCTCCTAGAAAAAATGATCATGGGTGAATGGCATACCGTAACTGTAGCAGCAGAGAAAATGAATCGCTTGGGATTAACAGGGAATACAGGCCGTAACAATGGAAACATTGTGAAGCTTAGGGAAGTCGAGGATTTCAGCGGAATAGGCAATAAAAAAGCCTGATCTCTTACATCAGGCTTCACGTTCAATCGGAGAAGGACCAAATGAACCATTCAATATTAGCAGACATTGAACTAAATCGGAAGATTAGTTTGTTTCAAAAAGCGGTTGAGGCTTATGTGCTTAATCGAACTCTCGAAAACTCTATGGCATTGGCTAAAGCAAAAGCTGATTTAGCTGCATTTGTATTGAGAGGTGTTTGATGGGTGCATTGAAGCAGGCTGAAATTATTCCAATTTCAAAAGGTAAGGGCAATATGACAGACAAGTTCGAGGAGGGTCATGTTCGCTCAAGCTGGCAATACAGACGTGATGTATATCCGTTCATTTCTGATGCTGCTCGACATGTCTACTTCATGCTCGAGAGCTACATCAGTGGGTTCAATAAAGAATCGGATTATGTTAGCTACTCACAATTACAGGAAGAGAAGCGTCACAAAGACAATCCCAAAGCTAGAAAATCAAGCTCAAAAACCGTTAGTAAAGGGCTTGAGGAATTAATTTCATTGGGTGTTATCAGTGTTATTTCTACACATCCGAAATTAGGAAATCAGTACAAAATTAACGAAGTTTCGCTGTCTGACCACTTTACTAAGGAAAGTACTTCACCTAGTACAGCACTTTACCTAGTAAAGCACGAGCACTTTACTAAGGAAAGTACGAGCACTTTACCTAGTAAAGACACAATAGATAATACTTATAGAAATAATTATAGAGAGAGTGACGCTCAACAAAATCCAGTCGATGAAATTCTAAAGATCTGGACACCTAATCTTCATCAACTCAATTCTTGGTTACAACGTTCTGGTTTACCAAAAATCAGCCAAGCGCAAGTTGACGAGTTACTTCTTGAAATCAACCCACACTACGAAAACAAAATCATCACTGGTGCAGTAACAAGCACTCAGATGTATTCAAACTTTGTGAAGTGGGTTAAGCGTGACTACAAGCTCGTAGAGCGTTTACTCCAACAGGCTAGCGGTGTTGCACAAAACATCAATCCTTCTGAACTCAAAGCAGACATGGGGGATTGGTAATGTCAAATATTCATAACATCCCTATGGAACAAGCGGTTCTTACAGCTTTAATGACTGTGGATAAATCGTTTGACGTTGTAAGCAATGATCTTGATATTGAGTGCTTCTTTCCAGAACGCCATAAGCAAATCTTCCAGGCAATTGCTGACCTTGCTAATGAAAACAAGCCTTATGACTTTGTAATGGTTGAGCAGCAGCTTAAGCAGAAAAACGTAATTCATTTGATGGGCGGTTCTGAATACCTTCTTCAAATGAGCAGTGAAGCGCCTTCAAGCTTTTACAACCTAGAGTCTTACGTTGCTGAGTTGAACAAGTTCAAGGCACACCGTGAAGTTGAGCATATCGGGCAAAGCATTGCTGAGATTGCTAAAGACTTAACAATTCCTGACGTTCACATTGCGGCAGAAAGCATCCTGGATGGAAAGAAAACTTCAAACGATGTTGAGAAGACTAGCTTCACTTTTGAAGAAGCAATGAACCGCGCTACAGACCGTTTGATTCAAAAGGCTGAGGCCAAAGCTAACAAGCAATACACAGGCGTAAAGTTCAACTTAACCCAACTGGATAACCTGGTTGGATTAATTCAAAAAGGGCACTTCTGCATCGTTGGTGGTCGTCCTGGTTCAGGTAAAGGCATTTGAGTCTAACCCTGAGTCTGCAAAGATTGTTGCTGTAGGTTTTATGGCAGCAAACATATCGGCAATTTGCACTTGGATTTTATTTCCAGAAAGCTAGGTGGGGGGAGTCAAAAGTTCAGAGAGCTAAGTGCTCGGACACCGCCCGCCCTCTCACTTATAAAAAAATTTCCCATTTCATAAATATGTTAAAGGAGGGTACATGGCTTTAACAGAAAAAAAGAAGGCATTTGCCCTCGCAAAACGAAACGGCAAAGATAATAAAGAAGCTGCCATTTTGGCTGGATGCCCTGAAAAGACTGCATCTGCGGCAGGTGCTCGTTTAGCAAAAGATCCAGATGTGATTGCTTATCTTGAACGACTTGAGAAAGCTACACCTGAACAAGTTGTTAAACATGATGTTAAACCATTAACAACTAATACAACTATTCAAGCAGCTAAGAATCTAGCAGACCCGCTAGCTTTTTTAGAGTCTGTTTATAGTGATCCAGTCGAAGACATGGCGCTACGTGTACGAGCAGCTCAGGCAGCCCTTCCATACGTCCACGGCAAAGTGGCCGAAAAGGGCAAGAAAGAAACCAAAGCAGAAACTGCAAGAGAAGGTAGTAAATCAGGAAAGTTTGCAACTTTAGATAATCAATTGATGAGCTAAATTATGTCTTCAATGTCACTCACCTGGACTACAGCTTGCCCAGACTGGGCGACCCGTATTGTTTCTAAACAATCGTTAATGCCGTGTAAGCCATTATTCCCCAAAGTGGCTGACGTAGCGGAGCGTATCTTTAAAGAGTTAATTCTTGTTGATGTGATGGGTAGCCCTAAGATGGGCGATGTCACATTGGAATGGGTGATCGAGTTTGTTCGTGCAATCTTTGGCGCATATGATCCAAGCACAAAGCGCAGATTAATTCGTGAATTCTTTCTTTTGATTTCGAAGAAGAATACTAAATCTACGATTGCCGCCGGCATTATGCTTACTGCATTAATTCTTAATGATCGTATGTCGGCTGAGCTTATTCTGTTGGCGCCCACAAAAGAGGTCGCGGACAATAGTTTTAATCCAATCCGAGATTTCATTCGCGCCGATGAGGAATTAAGTGAACGATTCAATGTATCTGAGCACACAAAGACAGTCACACATTTGGGTACAGGTGCAACGCTTAAAGTTATCGCAGCAGAATCAAATGCAGCAGCAGGTAAGAAAGCTTCAATCATTTTGATAGATGAGGTCTGGCTATTCGGGAAACGTGCCAACGCTGAATCAATGTTCCGTGAAGCAAAGGGTGGTTTAGCATCACGTCCAGAAGGTTGCGTGATTTATCTGTCTACCATGTCGGATGAAGTGCCA